ACTTCCCCGACAAGCCCGACGAGTACCGCCTGAACCATCCAAAGGGCGCGCTGCTGGTCAGCTACCTCGGGGCCAAGTACCAGACGCCGGTGGACACGACCATGGTGGTCCAGGACGCCACGGTCAAGTTCAGCGTGACGGCCCAGTTGCGCCAGCTCAACGGCGGCGACGGGGCCGTGGCGGTGCTGACCCGGCTGCGCCTGGCGCTGCTGGGCTTCAAGCCACCCGACTGCAGGCGCAAGGTCTGGGCCGTTGCCGAGCATTTCCTCGGCGAGAAGGCCGGGATCTGGCAGTACGCGCTGGACGTGGCCACCGAGACCGTCGCCGTCGAGGACCTGGAATCCGCAGGCGGACCGCCCCTGGTCCACATCACCACCGTCGGCGGCATGGCCCGCACCGAGATCGAGAAGGCGCCGGACGGTTCCATCATCAAAGAGGAGTTCCCTGCATGAAATACCGCTACAGCGGTCCGCTGTCCGGCGTCACGCTGGCCGATGGACAGGAGGTGATGCTCCACCCCGAAGCCGAGGTCGAGCTGCCCGAGGACAACGACTACGTCAAAACCCTGCTGGCCTTGGAGCACCTGACCCTGGTGCCGGCTTCCACCAACCCCAAGGCCGGCAAGGCCAAAGGAGAGTGACCCATGGCCGCTAACTTCCTCCATGGCGTCGAGACTATCGAAATCGAGAAGGGGCCGCGCCCGATCCGCACGGTCAAGTCGGCCGTCGTCGGCCTGATCGGCACTGCGCCCACCGGCGACGTGAACACGCCGACCATCGTCCTGTCCGACCGCCAGGCTGCCCAGTTCGGTCCGCAGCTGACGGGCTTCTCCATTGCCCAGGCACTGGACGCGATCTTCGACCAGGGCGCCGGCACGGTGATCGTGATCAACGTGCTGAACCCGGCCACGCACAAGACGGCCGTCCCGTCCGAAACCGTGGTGCTCAAGGGCGACGTGGGCAAGACCGCCAAGCCGGCCTGGGCCGGTGCCGCCGTCGTGAAGAACGACGCGGGCACCACGACCCATACCCTGGGCACCGACTACACCACGGACCCGGTGACCGGCGAGATCCGGCGCAAGGTCGGCGGCGGCATCGCTGCGGACGCCTCTCTCAAGGTGACCTACGACTACCTCGATCCGACCAAGGTGACGGCGGCCGACATCATCGGCACGGTCAACGGCGCGGGCCAGCGCACTGGCATGCAGGCGCTGCTGGACACCTACAACCTGATGGGCTTCTTCGCCAAGCTGCTGATCGCGCCGGGCTACAGCACGCTGAACTCGGTGGCGTCCGAACTGATCGTCATGGCGCACAAGCTGCGTGCCGAGGCGATCCTGGACGCTCCCATCGGCACGACCTATGCGCAGGCCATCGCGGGTCGTGGCCCGGCCGGCGTGATCAACTTCAACACCTCCAGCGAGCGTGCCATCCTGTGCTACCCGCACCTGAAGGTCTACGACGCGCCTACCGACAGCGAGCGGCTGGAGCCCTACTCGCAGCGCCTGGCTGGCGTGATGTGCGCCAAGGACAACGACAAGGGCTACTGGTGGAGCCCGTCGAACACCGAGATCAAGGGCATCGTGGGCGTGGAGCGTCAGCTGTCGGCCATGATCAACGATCCCCAGTCCGAGGTGAACCTGCTGAATGAGGTGGGCATCGTCACGCTGTTCAACAGCTTCGGCACGGGCATCCGCACTTGGGGTAACCGCTCGGCAGCCTGGCCGTCGGTGACGCATCCGAAAAACTTCATCAACGTGCGCCGCACGGCCGACATCCTGCACGAGTCGGTCGAGTACGCGATGCTGCAGTTCATCGACCAGCCGATCAACAACGCGCTGATCGACGCCATCAAGGAAAGCGTCAACGCCTTCATCCGCACGCTGATCAGCCGCGGTGCGCTGATTGACGGCAACTGCAGCTACGACCCGACCAAGAACCCGCCGACCGAGATCGCGCTGGGGCACCTGACCTTCGATCTGGAGTTCATGCCGCCGACGCCGGCCGAGCGCATCTCGTTCGAGTCCTTCATCAACATCGAACTGCTGAAGCAGCTCGGCCAGTAAAGGAAGGCCATGTCCAAGATCCAAGTCAACCGCATCGTCAACGCCAACATCTACATCGAAGGCGTGAACCTGCTGGGCCGCGCCGAGGAGATCAAGCTGCCGGACATCTCGGCCATCATGAACGAGCACAAGGCGCTCGGCATGGTCGGCAAGATCGAGCTGCCGTCAGGCTTCGACAAGCTGGAGGGCGAGATCAAATGGAACTCGCTGTACGAGGAGGCGGCCAAGTACATGGCCAATCCCTTCAAGTCCCTGCAGCTGCAGTGCCGCTCCAGCATCGAGAGCTACGCCTCGGGTGGCCGTATCGAGGAGATCCCGCTCGTCACCTTCCTGACCGTGATGTTCAAGAAGAACCCGCTGGGCACCTTCAAGCAGCACGACAACGCCGAGTTCCCGTCCGGCTTCTCGGCGACCTACATCAAGCAGGTCATCAAGGGCAAGGAGGTACTGGAACTCGACTACATGGCCAACATCTTCAAGGTCAACGGCGAGGACCTGCTGGCCACCTACCGCGACAACATCGGCGGCTGATCGCCTGACGCTCTCTGCTTCGTTTCAAGCCCTGGCCTCCCGGCTGGGGCTTTTGTTTTATCAAGCGGTTTAAAGGACCGTTCGCCGGCTGCAGGCCACCATGGGCTCCGCTTTGCATTCAACCTAGCAACGGAGATCACCATGTCGCAAGCTCAAGCCACCCAGTCCAGCCAAGCCACCCCGGCCACCGACCCCAACACTATCACGCTGGACTTCCCGATCACCAAAGGCGACGGCAGCAAGGTCAGCACCATCACGCTGCGCCGCGCTACCGTGAAGGACCTGCGCCGCATGAAGGACTTCGGCTCCGATTCGGCGGACCAGGAACTCGGTCTGATTGCTCGCCTCGCGGGAATGGTTCCCGAGGACCTCGACCTGGTTGACGCCGTGGACTACGCAAAGATCCAGCGCGCCTTTCGTCCACTCGTCGGGGCGGTTACCTGAGGCAACGCTCTGGGAGGGCATGGCCCTTCTGGCGCGGTGGTTCCGGTTTCAGCCGGGCGAAATCGACGACCTGGGCGTCGAAGAGTTCGTAAGCTGGCTTGAGCGAGCCAGCGAGCAGATCAAGCGCGAGCGCGCTTGATGAACATGCCCAACAGTGCGGAAAGCAGATGCGCCACGAACACCAGGGCTACAGAGGCAATGGTGACCGCCGGCCCAAGAAACGCCAGGCCGAGGAAGGCCAACACGCCGAACACCCAGGGAACCGCCCACAGCGGTAGTGCCACGCACAGCCATGCCAGCAGCGCGATGGCTGCTCCGGCCAAGGTGACCCCAGCCAGGGTCTCGGCGGTCTTGATCAGCTTGTCGTTACGGGTGTTCATGGTGGCCCATCTTATAGAAAGGACTTGCAGGTGTCGAAAGAGCTGGTTGTTGGCATCGTCATTGGCGGGGCGATATCCGGTGCGTTCACCTCGGCCATGGGTGGAGCAAAGAGCACGCTGGGCCAACTGGGCGCCGTAGCTGAGCAGTTGCAGGCCAAGCAAGCCCGGCTCGGTGGCGCAATGTCTCGGGCACTTTCACACCCCATGCGTAGCGTTGGCCTGTTGCGGCAGGAGTACACCCGACTCGGCCAGACGCTGGATCAGCTCCGTGTTAAGCAGGAGCGGCTGGCATCCAGCATGGCGCGCGGCGACGCGCTGAAGAATGCCCGCGGGGAGACTTGGGACAAGATGAAAGAGACGGCGGGCTTCGCGGTGGCCGCTGGCGCTCCCGTCTTCCAGTCGGTGCGTCTGGCGGCCGGTTTCCAGGATCAACTGCGCGACATCTCCATCACGGGCGAGTTCAGTGCTGACCAGGAAAAGCAGGTCGGCAGCGCAGTACGCGCGGCGGCCCTGCAGTGGAACCAGACGCAGGACGAAATCGGCAAGGGCATGGGTGTGCTGGTGGCCGGGGGGGTTCAGGACGCTAAAGCGCTCCAAGCCTACGCGCCGGTCATGGCCAAGGCAGCGACTGCAACACGCTCCAGCATGGACGATCTTGGCGCCGTGGTCATCGCTTTGAAGGACAACCTCAAGATCGGCGAAGCCGGCTTCGAGGGCGCGCTGAACATGTTGGCATACGCGGGTAAGCAGGGAAAGTTCGAGATCCGGGATATGGCCAAGTGGCTGCCTTCACTCTCGCCCATGTTCCAGGGCCTGGGCGTGACCGGCAAAGAAGCGGTGGCGGAGATCGGCGCTGCTTTGCAGATAGCGCGCCGAGGTGCGGGCAGCAGCGATGAGGCAGCCAACAACTTCCGCAACTTCCTGGGCAAGCTCGTAGCACCTGACACGCTAAAGGACTTTGCCAAGGCCGGTATTGACCTGGAAACCAGCATGAAGAACTTGCGCGCCAAGGGCTTCACGCCGGTGCAATCCATGCTGGAGGTGATTACTCAGTACATGGGGTCCAAAGGGCCGCAAGCCGCCAGCGACATGAAGCGAGCGCTGGCCATTGAAAACAACGCAGAGCGGCAAGAGGCGTTGAAGCAGCTCTCCGAGGCATACAAGCTGGGCGAGCTCTTCCAGGACATGCAGGCGATGAACTTCATTCGTCCTGCCCTGGCGGAAATGGATCTCTTCAAGAACATCAAGCAAGGCTCGATGGGGGCGGCCGACCAGAAGCTTCTGGATAAGGACTTCCAGAAGCGAATGGACACGGCAACCGAGCAGTTCAAGAGCTTCAAGATCGGTCTGATGGACGTGGGTCTGACCATCGGCGACGCGCTGCTGCCGCCGCTAACGCAAGCCCTGGAGGCCGTGCGACCGATGATCGCCTCTTTCGGTACATGGGCCAAGGAACATCCGGGCCTGATCAAAGGAATCGTGGGGCTCGTGGGTGGTCTGGTAGGCGCTCGGCTCGCGATCCTAGGCCTGAGCTGGGGCTTCAACTTCATGGTCCTGGGCCCATTCAGTTCCATGAAGACAGGGCTGGAGATGATCGGCGCGAAGTGGACTTTGTTGCGCGCAGCCTGGCAGGCCGGCAAGTTCGCCCCCCTGATCAGCGGCCTTCGCGCTGCAGGCGGCGGAATCCTGACCGTGGGACGCTTCCTGATCCCGTTCGGCAAGGGGCTGCTGATGACCTTCGGCATGCCGCTCATGCTGGCCGGCAAGGGCCTGTGGTTCCTCGGCACGCTGCTGGCCGGCAAGCTGGTCTCGGGCATCCGCCTGGCTGGCCAGGCAGTGCTCTGGCTGGGCCGGGCGTTGCTGATGAACCCCATAGGCTTGGCCATCGCCGGCATCGCTCTGGGTGCCTACCTGGTCTACCGCTACTGGACGCCTATCTCCGCCTTCTTCAAAGGGCTGTGGAGCCGCGTGGGGCAAGTCTTCGCCAGCGGCATCGGTGGCATCACCCGCTTCATCCTGAACTGGTCGCCCGTCGGATTGTTCTATCGCGGCCTGGCCGGTGTGCTGAAGCTGTTCGGCGTCGACATGCCGAAGAACTTCACCGACTTCGGCGGCATGCTGATCGACGGCCTGGTCGGTGGCATCACCCGCAAGTTCACCTCGGCCCGCGACACGGTCATCCAGTTCGGCAGCGACATCAAGGGCTGGTTCGCCTCGACGCTGGGCATCAAGAGTCCGAGCCGCGTCTTCATGGGCTTCGGCGACAACATTGCGCAGGGTGCGGCGCTGGGCATCGAGCGTACTGGGCCGCGGGCCAGCCAGGCCGCCGCCGCCATGGCCGCGGCGACCATTGCCGC